TTTTGATATTATCTATTTGATGTATATATGTTGTATTTTTTATAATATTATCACGAATCTCCTTATTTGTTTGAGTAAGAAGCATTAAACAATTTATATCATTTTTAATTATATCGATAATATTTATCATAATATCATTACTATGTAAATTGAATTGACTATTATTAGAAATTGTATTGATAGACATTATTTTATAATTATTACTGAATTGTCAATTTTTATTATTTATATATAATAAAAATGTCCTGAAAAAATTTAATTAATAAAAAAACTGATGATAATTTTATAGGTAAATATCACCTGATTTAGGTAAAATGACTACTTGTGATATCTTCTCTATCGTTTCAACTATCCTCAATAAGAATACTCAAGAAGACGTAAATGGATTATACAGTCTTTCACAGACTAGTAAGAATATGAATGCTATTGTAAAGCTAAATACTGATTATGAAGTTTTTAAAAAGCTTGCTAGATATCCCAATTTGTGCGAAGCAGTTTGCGACAGCATTAATAATGCTATAAACTCTTGTACTAATGAAGCTTCTATTATTGACGTAGAAGATGCTACAAAAATAGCATTTGAAAGCACAGAATATATAATTACTTATCTTACAAAACAAGATTTGATTGATATTAATGCTAAAATATGCATATTGTTTCTAGATTGGGACAATACATCTATTCCTCGTATTTATAGAGATAGATGTATTGTAGAAAGTAAGATTCTATACAATTTCATAAAAAATGTAGACAACAATTTCAATATTTCTCTTAGGTTACCATTCTCTTTTACAGATGATAATGAACTAAGAGAATTTGAAGAATATTTCGATGGATGGCTTCGTATGTTGTAAAAAATTAAAAACAAAAAAAATATATACTTTAATAAAATATCAGTTAAGTATATATTTTTTGTTTTGTATATAAAAATTAAATTATATAAAAAATCATAATGAGTGATAATTTATACGAAATACTAGGTGTAAATAACCAAGCATCTCAAGACGAAATTAAATTAGCATATAAAAAATTAGCGGTTAAATATCATCCTGATAAGAATAAAGGTAACGAAGAAGCTGAGAAAAAATTCAAAGATATTTCAAATGCATATAATGTATTAACAAATGAAAATGAAAAACAAAAATATGATGCTAATAGTCAAGAACAACAATTTTATCGCGGTGGCATGGGAGGCATGGGAGGCATGGGAGGTATGGGAGGGCATGAAGATATTTTTGAACATTTTTTTAGTAGAGGAGGTGGTTTTGGGTCGTCAGGAGGGTTTAGTCATTTTCATGCAGGTATGGGTGGAAGAGGAGGAAATAGAAGTGAATCAACAAAATGCGATAGCGTAAATAGAACTATTAATATTACATTAGAAGACGTATATGATGGTATAAATAAAACTATGAGTATTAGTGTTAAGAAATATTGTATGTCATGTAATAAAAAATGTGAAAAGTGTGACGGTAAAGGCATAATACATCAAGTAAAAAATTTAGGAATATTTCAACAAGTTTTTGCTAGTTCATGTGAAAATTGTAATAGTTTAGGAACAGTAATAAATGCTGTAAAATCTTGTAAAGAATGTAATGGAAATGGAACATATATGAAAGAAAATAATGCATCCTTAATAATTCCACAAGGTATTGATGAAAACTTTAAAACAGTTTTTAAAGATTTAGGAGAACAACCGAAGAATAGTAATTCTACACCAGGTGATTTAATATTTGATTTTAATATTTTAGAACATAAACATTTCATTCGTAAAGGAAATGATCTACAATATAAATGTGATATATCTTTTATAGATTCTGTTCTAGGACAAGATATTTCAATACCATATTTTAAAGAAACAATAAATATTAATACTAAAATATTTGGCGTATTATGTCATGGGAAAAAATATTTATTAGAAGGAAAAGGTCTACCTATAATAAATACAAAAAATAAAGGAAATATGTTTATTGAATTTAATATTACATATCCTAAAATGAAGAATGAAGATAATGTAGCAGAACTACGTAAATTATTAGAAAAAACATTTTATTAAAATACTTTACTGATTTTTTCTTTTTCTATCGAATATATAATATCATATACAGGATGTAAAGGTGTCGTACTATCTTTATTTGTACTATAATCTTTAATAAATTTTACTAGGTTATTTGCATATTCAGATTTAATTTCGTTTCCACTTGAATCTTTAATTAAATATACATATTTTGGATGATTTATATTTTCACTATTTATGTTGTATATTGATTTAGTATTTAATGTTTCTAAATCAAAATATTTGAACGGATTTGAAGTTGTAGATGTTATATTTTCATTATGATAAATATCACTATTATTTCTAATATTTTTACCATATAATAGTCTTGTTGTTTTTCTATTAAAATCATATATTAATAATAATTCATAATCATCAATTGATTTTGTGTTTTCTACAATATATATTTTATATACATATGGTGTTGTAATTTTCTTATTTTCATTTATTATAGTATCCATTATATTACATCTTGAATTATCAGATGCTGTTCTATAAATACTATCCCAATACATTATCATAATAATAATTACAACTAATATCAAAAAAATTATATTAAGTAATAAATCATAATATGAAAAACTGCTATTTAATAGTATATCAATCTCATAATTTAAAAGATCTTTTAAAATATACCATTTCTTATACCAATAATAACTAAATTTATTCCATACCAAAGTGATATTATCAGATGTAGTAAGATCAGTTTGTTCTTTTTTAAATATTTTTATAAAACTAGAATCATCAGTATAACCTGTAATTTTTTTAATAGTTTCTAAATTATCTAATCCCATAGGTTTTAATTTATCATATTCAATACTATCAGTCATTTTTTATTTTTATTATAATCTATTATAATCTAATATATCTATTTTTTATTTATCAATAGTTCTTGATAATTCTAATGTCATAATATCTGATATACTAAATAATGTTTTACTAAATGAATCTGATTTATTATTAAACGATGTAGTCATTTTATCTATATAAGTCATATTTGGTAAAGAACTCTTATAGCTTTTATAGCTATCAGCAGCAACAGCTTGTTCCAAAGCCTTTTTAGTTTCTATATAAAACTTGCTTTTTTCTTTTGCTTCTTCTTTTTGTTTTTCATCAAAAAATTCTAAAATATCTTTTATTTGCCCATGCGAACTTTTATAAATTTCTACAGTGGACTTATCTTTATTCTTATCTACAAATCTTTCAATAAATACTTTATCAAATTGTTTTTTATCAAGTTCAAGAGAAGGGTTTATTGTTTTTACTAAATCTAAAAATTTATCTTTTGTAAAAGTTACATTTATTTCTATAAATTTTAAAAAAAATTTTCCAATAGATGGGAATAAATTTATTATTGCGTCTCCAATATCATCCATTAATTTAAATATACCAGCATCTTCTAATTGTTTAAATGGAGGAACAGTATTATATATTATAATTCCGAATGGTAAAATAAATGGAGGGAATGGTAATATTATTATTGGAACAATTTTTAAAAAGATAAAGCGGAGTAAATATAATACTAATAATACGAATATAATAATTGTTAATAAAATTGCCATATTAACAACAATTGTAGTAGCATATAGTATTGAATGTAGAAATCTAAGTGGAAAAAGAGCTGGATGCATTATTACCAAATTATTAAAATCATTAAAAATTGGTAGTAATAAAAATATTTCAATCATTTTTAAAACAATTCCAATAACAAAATAAACAATTATTATTATTATAGCATATACTACTAATGATATAGGGTCTAATTTAATCATTTTAAATATTCTATTTTATTTTTAGATATATTTTATACTACTGATATTTCACTATTTGTTATTTTAAAATTAATTGGTGTAGTATATTTAGCGATATAATTTGATTTAATAGATATATTTCTTTCATAAGCTTCTATCACTTTTATTTTTAATTCAATTAAAGAATCTTCATTAAAAATAGTATCTAATTCTTCGTAAAAATTTTTCATTATAAATAATAAATATATTATGATATTTTTAAAATCATTATTAAAAATCAATTTTTTTAAGATTAAATGTAAAAAAAGCACATTTTTATTTTTTTATTATCAATAAAAAATGATATAATATATATCACATATTAATATTATATCATGTCAGGAAGAAACAATTGTATTAATAATTCATCATTCTCTTATACTGGTAAAGAACAATCTCCTTTAAGATTTGGTTTATCAGCCGAAGGATATCCTGTAAATGCTATGTTAGAGGGATATGATAAAAATTTATGGGTTGTAGAAGTTAAAAATAATAGAAAGATTTGGGTTCGCAAGGATGAAAATTTTAGAATTACTTATGAATTACCTCTTATTAATAAACTAGAAGATTATGATAATGTTGTAGAACCCGACCAAGAAATTGATAACCCTTCTTCTGAAAATATTAATGTATTGCCTACAAAACAAGTTACTACTAAAAATACTAAAATTAAATCCGATATTCCTAAGAAAACTACAAATTACAATCTGTTCTTAACATATCGTCTTAAAAAACTCAAAGAACAATTCAAAGACGATAAGAAAGAAAACAAAGAAATCTTTAATATTGTTATTAAAGAATGGAATGAAATTAAGAAAAAACCTGATGAACTTAAAACCATTTTAGAAGAAGCTGCATCTTACATATCATAAAAAATGATTATAAATATTATATAAACTTATATCATATTTATATAATTAAATGGAGCTTACATTAAATAATAATAAAAACATCGTTCTTATTGATACAAGTTATTATACATTTTATAGATATTTTGCTACTTATAGATGGTTTACTTTCAAAGGCATTACATTAGATGTAGATAACATTATTACAAATGAGGTATTTATCTCAGCATTTATTAAGCATTTTGATGCAGATATTAAAAAGATTATGAAAAAAATGAACAGTTCAATAGATAATATTATATTTTGCATGGACTGTTCAAGATGCGATATTTGGCGAAATGATATTTATAAAGAGTATAAAGGAACTCGTGTTCAAAGTAATAATTTTAATAGAAATATCTTTCCTGTCCTATATGAACATATTGTAAAATTAGGTATTAAACAAATTAGCGTTGATAGATTAGAGGCAGATGATGTTATTTATCTAACACAAAAGACACTTAAAGAAAAAGTAAAAAATAATGAAATTGTTGTTATTACAAATGATAATGACTATTTACAGATTGTAGGAGATAAAATTATTCTAATTAATATGCAGTTTAAAGAATTAAAAGCAAGAGGAGTTAATGACCCTCATCAAGACCTTCTAATTAAAGCTATGTATGGCGATAAGAGTGATAATATTTTAAAGATTGCTTCGTTTATTTCAAAAGAAAAAGCACATATCATAGCTTCTATGTCGGAAGAAGAGAGAATAGCATATTTAAAAGAAAATGATTGTTATGATAAATTCTTATTTAATATGAACTTAATATCATTTGAATTTATCCCAGATAAGTATATTAAAGAATTCAATAAAACAGTAAAATTCATATGTAAATAAAATATTTATATATTTATAGAATAAATAAGATATTGATGGGTGATGCAGAAGAAAATAAAATGATGGATTTAAAAATAGGGTTTAGTAAAGTAACATATGGCGGGTTTCTTGAGAAACCTGTATTTTATATAGAACCTTATTATAAAAAGGATTCATTTAATGAAGAAGATAAAAAAATTTATGATAAAATAAAGAATGAATTAAATAATAAAAGATTAAAAATAAATTATATAAGTAATGGTACTCGTAGTCAAATATCTATAGTATTAAATGATGATTCTGAAGATATAAATGAAGCAATAAAAAATTTTAATAATGCAATTAATGAAGATGAAGATGTAAAAAAAGCAAAAGAAGCACTAGATAAAGCACAAAAAGCTGTTATAAGTGAAACTCTAACAGCAGATAGTAAAGCACAAGATGTAAAAACAAAAGAAGAAGCATTAAATACAGCTATTGATACAGCTGTAAGTAATGCTATAACAGCATTAAATAAAGCATATGAGTTTAGTGATGCAGATATTATATCAATTAATGATATAATAAAAAAATTTATTGAAAAAAAAAATGATGAACAAAAATATAATTATACTGTTGGTGATTCTAATTTATTCTCGACAAATAATAACAACCTTAATAAATTATTAATAATTAGTAAAAATGAACCAGTATTTATTTCTTTTATGAAAACTTATTTAAATGGTCAAAATGGTGGAGATTTAAAAGGTGGAGCTAAGAAAAAAGCAAAAAAAGCAAAAAAAGATAATGATTTTAATAATATGACAAAAAGTGAAATGATATCTAAATATAATTATTTAAAAGGTATGGATAAGAAGAAAAAAAGCGAATTAATAAAAATGATTCTTGAAAATTCTAAAAATTCTAAAAAATCTAAAAAAACTAAAAAGTAGTTTAGATTTTTTATTTACAATATTATAATAAGTAAAATAAATAGAAAAATAATTTATTTTTTTAATTTTAAATAAGTATATATTCTATTACATAACAATATAGAATAGCATATTTAAAAGAAAATGATTGTTATGATAAATTCCTATTTAATATGAACCTAATATCATTTGAATTTATCCCAGATAAATATGTTAAAGAATTTAATAAAACAGTAAAATTCGTATGTAAATAAATTAAAATATCATTATTAATATAATGAGTATGTCAAAACGTGTAGAAAATATTTCTGAAAATTTAGTAAAAAATGAATTAGATAAATTTTATAAAGAATTAAATAAAATTAAAAAATTAAAATTATTAGAAAAATATGATATTGAAGAATTATTAAAAAAAATTAATAAAGCTATACATTTTTTTTCATTAGCTGATAAAAAATATATATCAGAAAAAGATCGAATTGAAATAAAAGGATCACAACCCTTATTGATAAAAAATATGGATACAGCTATGATAAAAGCTAAAAAAATATTAAAAAAAATAGAAAAAGAAAGAGATGATTTATTATTAGCAAGAAAAGTAGTAGAAAAACTAAAAGCACAAGTAGAAAGAAAAAGAAGACAAAAAGCAGCAGAAAGAGCAGCAGCAGAAAAAGCAGCAGAACAAAAAGAATTAGCAGAAGCAGCAGAAAGAAAAAAAGAAGAAGAAGCAAAAAAAGCAATACAAAAAGAATTAGCAGAAGCAGCAGAAAGAAAAAAAGAAGAAGAAGCAAAAAAAGCAATACAAAAAGAATTAGCAGAAGCAGCAGAAAGAAAAAAAGAAGCAGAAGCAGCAAGACAAGAAGCAGAAGCAGCAAGAAAACTAGAAGAAGAAGCAGAATTAGAAAGAGCAAGACAAGCAGCAGAAGAAAAAGCAAGATTAGAAGAAGAAAGAAAATTAAGAAAAAATTTTACTATTTCAATTGTTAATATAAAGAAAATGGGGAAAATTAAATCTGTATTGGTTATGTATAGTGATGATATAAATTTCAATAAGAATGATATAACTTTTTTTAATAGATTTAAAAATAAAGATTATGTATATGATGTTATATATTCACATTCTAATAATAATAATACGTATTATAATATATTTAAAAAAAGTGGTAATGATGTTGGTTATATAAAGGGCTTTGTTAATAATGTTTATAAATATTTAAATGGAAATGAAAAGGATATCTCCGAATATTTAAATAGGTTAGTTATGGAAAATAAATATATAAAACCTGTTACAATAATAATCCCTTTAAACGAACATGAATCTGGTCAAAATGGAGGAGGTGCTTACAAAAGAAATTATAAGAAAAAACTTAATAAAAAGAATGTTCCTGAATTACGTCATATGGCAAAAGCAAAAGGGATAAATATAAAGAAGAAAGACGATAATGGTAAATCATATTATATTAAAAAAGCGGATATTATAAATAAACTATATAAATACAAATATAAGAAAAATAAACAAAGAGGCGGAGTAATTAATTCGTTCGAAGGTGATGCAACAAATGCTATGAAAACCGTATTAAATAATGTTTTTACTAATTTAGAAAAAAATAAAAGAAAACCGTTAAATGTTGGAGATATTACAATATCTATTAATAATGTAATAGTAGAAAAAAAATATTCAATATTTTCTATTTATATTAATAATAAAAAGTTTGATGATGATGATACAGCTATAATAATAAATGCTTTTGAAGAAAAAATGTCTGGTTTTGAATTAAGAATAATGAGCAAAAGGGAAATTATAAACGACTATTCGTATCATTTATTAAATCATAACAACTTTTCAGATCATGATATTGATAATTTAATAGAATTTATTAAAGAAATATTTGAAAAATTTGGTGATAAAGATAATATGATATACTACTTATTACCAGAATTAAAATTAAAATTAAAAGAAAATGAAAATAAAAATATTTTACTACCAGTTGAAGTAAAAAATAAACCAAGTTCAGGCGGTTCAGTAATGAAAAAAATATACAAGGAAGAACTTAATAAGATGAATGTTAAAGAATTACAAGAAATGGTAGTAAAACTTGGTATTAAACTAATAGCAAAAAAAGATGGTAAGAAATATTATTGTAAAAAAGCCGAACTTATCAAAAAAATATGTGATAATAAATTTAGCAAAAAACAATAGAATAATATTATCAAATTGATATTCTATCACAAAAAAAAATTGACTTATTTTTAATATATAATATCATATCTATTTGATAGTATAATGGAATGTACTAAGTGTAAAACTAAAAAACCTTTAAATGAATATTCATTAAAGAATAAAAAAGAAAGAATATATTATAACTATTGTAATTCGTGTCGTGATAGGGTTAATATAGAGAAAGAAAAATACAAGGATATAGCAAAAGAAAACTATGAGATATTAAAGAAGACAAATGTAATTAAATGCGATTGTGGTAAATCATTTGTATCATTTAGAGATTATCATATATATAGGCATAATAATTCCAAATATCATTTAGAACATATATAATATTTATTAAACAATAAAATAGTACATAATTTTATTTTTTAGATTTTTAAGAATGTTTAATATATTATAAAAATTATTTAAATTATGTACTTTTTTTTCATATTATATAGAAGATCTATAACAGAAGTCTTTATATTTTTAATCTTATATTTACTATCTATTTTAGTAGTATCTAAATAATTATTACTTCTTTTAGACTTTAATACTTTATCTTGTTCATTAATATCAAAATTAACCCAAGTAAAATTAGGATCAATAATATATTTATATAATTCTAAAATTTCATTATGTATCTAAATATAAAAAAAATCTTTAAGTATTATTCATTAACCCAATAATCAGGATTATCTTTAATCCATTCAATAACTTCATCAACACCTTTATCAAAATCCATAGTAGTACTCCATCCTAAAGATTCTAATTTCTCAGTATTTACATAATATCTATTATCATTAAAAGGTCTATCTTTAATAAATGTAACTTTACCTTTACCTACTTTATCTATAATAAGATTGGCTAAATCAAGTATTTTAATAGGATTATTATTTCCTATATTATAAATTTCACCAACAGTCCCTTTTTCAATAATAGTCACAACTGCTTGGACAACATCGTTAATATGAATAAAATCTCTGACTTTTGTACCGTCGCCTTGTATAGGTAAATTTAAATCATTTATAGCATTTAATATAAAACAAGGTATTACTTTTTCTACAAATTGATGTTTTCCATATACATTATTGCATCTTGAAATTATAACAGGTAAATTATAAGAATATTTGTATGTATTTATAATCATTTCAGAACATGCCTTAGATGCTGAATAAGGGTTTGTAGGGTTAAATTTGCTTTCTTCATCAAATTTAACATCATTTATAGAAGGTCCATAAATTTCATCAGTAGAGAAATGAAATAAAATTATTTTTTTCTCATATTTTGAAATAGCATCTAATAATAATTGTGTTGCAAGTATATTATCTTCTATAAAATCATTAAAATACTTATAAGAATTATCAACATGTGTTTGAGCTGCAAAATGTATTATATAATTTATATTATATTTTGAAAATGTATTTAGAAAATCATGTTTTAACATATTTTCATTAATAAAGAATACATTATCAAAATCAATAATATCTTTTATATTTTTAACATTAGATACATATGATATTTTATCAATTATTACAAGTCTATTAACATATTTACTAATATAATTACAAAATATAGAACCAATAAAACCACAACCTCCTGTTACTAAAAGATTTAATGATTTTAATTCCATTATTAGATAATAATAAGTAAGTCTTTATACGCATTTTTATAAATTAAAGAGTACATAATTTTATTTTTTAGATTTTTAAGAATGTTTAATATATTATACAAATTATTTAAATTATGTACTATTTTATATTCCATTATTACATCTCTCAAAAAGTTAAATATTTATAAAGAGATTATAGATTTTCATTATGATAATTGTATATAATAAAATATAGAAAAATAAATTATAATAAATATTTTAAGTTATGCAAGTATGTGATGACCAGTATTCAGCATATGATTTAATACCTATATAATATTGTAAAGAACCAAGTAATACCATAATATGCCAAATTTGGTGACTATGACCAAATATATCAAGCCTTCCTGGAAACATACGTTCAGGATATCCTGTGAAGAAGAAGAAAAATCCAGTAGAATATATAATAAATGTATTACTATATTTCCATAAAAATACTGAAGCCTGTTCGGATTCTGAACCGCCAATAATAATAAACCAATGTATAATTGGAATAATACTAAATAAAGTAAATGAAGCAAAAAAGCAAACAGATAATTTAAAATTCTTTATAAGGCTAGGAATTAAAGAAAATCCAATCGCAATTATGCTTAATATACTTACAAATATATAATAAACATTAGCAATATCACTATTGCACCAAAAACAATATCTTATTCCTACTAAATATGTTGATATAGTAATAGCTGTAACACCAGTAATATCAACTCGTAATGCTCTTTCATATATTAAAGGGTCATATGGTGTTATAAGATGAAAGAATGCAGAAGTTCCTAACATAAATATACAAGACAGATTGTATATAGAAGCAAATAAAGTATAATAAGGAACATTTATAGGAAATGCTAATTCTTTTATAAGTAAAGCTATAAATATAAAAAATCCAACAAAATGAATCCATATATTTCCAAATTCATTATGTATTTTGAAAACACTTAATATACATTCAATAAATGATAATTTATTTCTATAACCCCATAATATATAAGGACGTCTCGACCAAATTGGTGCATTATATACATTAGTACCTTTTGTATCTAGAAGAGAGAATGAAAAAATATTTTTATCTAAATCTTCAAAAATTTTAGATGTTATCCTTTTATAAGATGTGTTTTTTTGAATTTTTACAATAATGTTATATAATAAACTAAATATATTCTTATATAAAAATCATATCATTTTACATAACAACACAGCTTCTTTTTTCTAGATTCTTAATCATATAAGTATCATTTAGTTCATAGCCGAATTTCTTATAATAGTTACGAACACCTGTTCCGCTAATAATAGCCATTTTTTTAAAGCCTTCGCTCATACTAATTTCCTCTGCTTTTTCAATTAATCTCCTTCCATAACCTTTATGTTGCATGGAATTTTCAATATTATTACCTACATTATTAAGATTAGCATATACATGAAGTTCTCTTATAAGCGCAGCATCTTTTAAGATAGGTAATACGTTTTCTTGATTTTTATTAATTCTAAGTCGTAAGAAACCAATTAAATAATTCTTTTCACAAGTACTATCAAAGCTGATATGATATTCGTCACCATCAGATGATTTATATTTTTCAACATTCATTTCAATATTCTCAGGTAATACCATATTGCTACCAACTTCCCTGCATCTAATACAATTGCATTTCCATCCATTTTTTTTAATATCATTTTGAAACAACTGTCTCATATTAACAGATTTATCAGAATAACCACCTGAAATATATTGACTAGGAATATCTCTAATAATACGATTAAGTCTTTTATATTTTTGAACGTTAATCTTAAAATTTTTAATAATACTATATAGTTCTGTTTCGGGATAAGGCACGTATTCACCATTCTCGTACCATTTTTTAATTTTAGTCCAAGGAACAATAGCAGTCGGATAAATTTTATATTGGTCTACTTGAATACGTTCATCATATAATACTTCATCCATCATTTTTCTATCAATTTCATAAGAAGAACCAGGTAAATTAGGCATAATATGAATATCAACCTTATAGCAATTATTTTTAAGTAATTTAATAGCTTCGTAGACACATTCTATATCATGTCCTCTATTAATTTTTTTAAGAACAGCATTTGAAGTATGTTGAACACCAAGCTGGATTCTAGTACAATTATATCTCCTAAAATTCTTAATTTCATCTAATGTAATAGTATCGGGTCTTGTTTCTAATGTTAAACCTATAATATGGACTTTTGCAGTTTCATTAATATTAATTTCTTCTTCAAGAGTTTTAATTTCCCTTTTTTCCTTATCAAAGAAGACATTAGCACTATAATAAAGTTCTGTGATAAATCTATCTTGATAATGTCTTGGATATTCGCTCCAAGTTCCACCCAGAACAATAATCTCTAATTTATCTGCGACATGTCCTATATCTACCAAAGTTGAAATACGAGCATTCATTTGTTTAATAGCATCAAAGTCATTATCATTTGCCCTAAGAACAGCAGGTTCGCTAAATAAATAACTACGTGGTTGATCAATCATATTATTACCTTCGTGAGCCGTCTCATTAGGACAATAAGCACAATCGTGTTTACATGAAAATTTAGCTATTTTTTTCTCTCCATCTTCATCATAATACCATGGATGTGCAGATGTCAATACGGTAATAACAAGAACACCTGAATTAGATTTGCCTTTCTTTTTTGTAATAACACCTTTGAGAACAGTATCGTCTAGTTTGAGATAATTATATACTTTTATAAGGTTACTATTTGATATAACAATTTTATATTTATGTTGAATACGTTTTTTAAAATTATTTAATTCCGTCTTATCTGTCAAAAGGTGTTTATTATTTGTAAATTCTTCAATAATAATATCCCATTCTTTTTTTGAATACTTATCAGGATAATAGGATTTATTAATATCTTCGATATCTTGGATATCATGAAGGTTATTAATATCACACATTATGAATTATAATATTGTAATTATTATAATATATATTTCATTTTTTATATTTTTATTATGAAAGATATACTAAATTATTTTAATTATATTATTGAGTTATGTATATCATTTTATGAATGTAATTTTATGATATTTAGTAAATCATCAAGAGATACAGAATTAGAAGAAAATCTTTTAAAGTTTTGTGATAATTCAGATGATAATATACTTAATTCTAAAAAACTTTATCCTATATTTGAAGATGTCGTATCTTAATAATTTCTATAATAATGGCATATTTATGTAAAAAATAATTCATATATATAATAAATATCAATAAATATAAAATAAATAATCCCATTTAATATTATACTTAAATATTATATAATATATTTATAAAATGCTTTATAATTTATTTAACAAAGTCTATTATATGTTTAGTAAAAAACCAGAAAATAATAGTTCAACAAAACCCAATTTAGAATATAGTTCATACGGAATAAGTGACAAAACAGACAAAGAATCAAGGATAAATATTTTAGTGGAGATTAAAAATATCAAAAATACTTATTATAAATATACATATGATAAAAAATATTCTGAAAAATTATATAATGCAATTTTACAAGAGACCGAGTATGAAAACGGTGTATTAATATCAAATAATTCAAATATATATGATAATGAAGTTATTAAATATATAAATTATCGTGAAGAATTATCTAAAAATACCAAAAATAATTATAATCTTAAAAAAAATTTTCAAACTTTTTATAAATCAGAATCTACAAATTTTAGTAATATATTATATGTAATAGATTTAAACGAAAGAGAATTATTTGAATATTGTCATGATATCATTAAAAGAAATGATAAAATAAATATAAAAGATTTAGTATTTTCAGTTATAATAAATAAAAGTAAAAAAATAGATAAGTATCAAATTATAAAAGATTATGAAAAATTAAAAATAGTATTGTAATTATTATCTATAATGTAATTAGAATTGATGATTAATGAATTTAGAAGTTAAACCAGAAAATTGGATTTTACCAAATAGAATTGGATATAATAAAGAGATATATGAAACATTTAATCCATCAAAATATCCTTTTAAACAAGTATCGGCGTCTTGTAAATGTACAGACGAAGTATGTGAATTAGATACTAAAACAATTAGTCTTTTTCCACAACAAAGAATTATAAGAGATTATATGCAGTTTGATAGTCCATATAGAGGTATTTTATTATATCACGAGCTTGGTTCTGGAAAAACAGCTGCTTCAATTGCTACAGCTGAAGGATATGTAAATAAAAAAAAAGTTATTATAATGACACCAGCTTCTTTATCACAGAATTATGAAAATGAATTAGTAAGAGTATCAAAACTAGGTCTTAATTTAAAAAAATCATGGACTCTTTTAAAAGTTGATAAGAAAAATGTTGAAACTATGAAAAAAATAAATGAATATGGAATATCAACTAAATTTATTAAAAAAGAAGGGTTAGTATGGATACCTTTATATAAAGAAGATGTAGATGGAGCAGAAAAAATAAAAGAGAATATAAAATATAGTTCTATGAATTCAGATGATAAAACATCAATCGATGAAACAATAAGTCATATTGTCAGAAATAGATATACATTTATTAATTATAATGGTTTGACACAAAAGAAAATAACAGAATTAGGAAAGGATTTTTTTAATAATACTTTCATAGTAATTGACGAAGTTCACAATTTTATAAGCAGGGTTGTAAATGGTTCTAAATTAGCTAGAACTATTTATGATTTATTAATGACATCAAAGGATGTTAAGATGGTATTATTATCAGGAACACCTATTATAAATAGCCCATATGAAATAGCATCTTTAATAAATTTAATAAGAGGTCCTATGAATATATACGATTTTGATATTTCTGTTAAAAAGGGTGTAATACTTACGAATGAAGAAATAATAGATAATTTAAAAGAAAGTGATTTATATGATATGGTAGATGAAGTAAATTATTTAGATAATAAAATACATTTGATGTTATTACCCGATGGATATAAGAAAGATAAGACATCAGACGATGTTCATATAAAAAAAATGAAATGGACTATGACAGAAAAAGTATTAATAGATAAAATTACAGAATCTTTTAAAAAGATTAAAAGTATTGGAAAAACTATTAAAAAATCAATAAAATCTTATTATGCTTTACCTAATAGTAGGGATGAATTTGATAAATATTTTATCGATGATACGAATGAAGATAATATTGTAGCAAAAAATACTGATTTATTTGCAAGACGTGTATTAGGAACGTTGAGTTTTTATAGAACAAGTGGAACAGAATTTTTTCCAAATGTGTTACCTAGAATAGTAAGACATTTAGATATGACAAATCATCAATTAAATAAATATATTCAAGTTCGTCAAAAAGAGATGAAGATGGACGAAGTTAAAAAGAAATTTGCAAGAGGTGCAAAGGGTGGAGATGATAAAAATTCTGTATATAGGGCTTTTAGTAGAATGGTATGTAATTTTGCATTTCCTGAAAATATAGAAAGGGCATATCCACAAGACATACGAAATGTTATTAAAGTCGAACTTGGTATAAATAAAGAAGATGATGATAATGAGGACAAAAAAGATTTAGTAGATAAAGTAAATAAAAAAACAAGTTCTGATTATGAAAAACATTTAAATGAATTATTAGAAGAATTAGTAGAAGGAGATTATTTAGAATATGATAATCTCAAAAAATTATATAGTCCTAAATTTGCTCAAATGTTAGATGATATTAATACATGTTCTGGTAGTGTTTTAATATATTCACAATTTAGAGCTGTTGAAGGACTAGGTATTTTTTCAGAAGTACTTAATAAAGCTGGATTCAAAGAAATAGTAATTACAAAAGAAGAAGATGTTGGTTATGTTATTGAAGATTTAGAAGTTTTTGATAAAAAATATGACAATAAACGATATGTTGTTTTTAACGCAGATAGAACTAAAACAAATATATTAATGAACATATTTAATGGAGAGTATTCATTATTACCAGATACTATTCAGATGCAATTACCTAAAGACAGAGACCAATTATATGGTAAATTAGTTAAAATAATGATGATTACACAATCTGGAGCCGAGGGTATTTCTCTTAAAAATGTAAGAAGAGTTCTTATAATGGAATATTTCTGGAATGCTGTTCGTATTAATCAAGTAATTGGTCGTGCTGTTCGTACTTGTTCACATCAACTTCTTCCTAAAGCAGATCAGAATGTAGGAGTATTTATATATATTATGAAATTAAAGAAAAAACAATTAGATGATAACCCAACATTAAGAAAAAAAGATAATGAATTAACAACAGATGAACATATTTTAGCATTAGCAAATAATAAAGAAAACCTTATCAATATTTTTATGGATTTATTAAAATCATCTTCTATGGATTGTATAATAAATGCTATACAAAATAAACCTATTGAAAACGGATATAAATGTTATAACTGGCCAATAAATGTAAATAATAAAGATCTTACTTATACTGCGAATATAAAAGATGATAATTTGATACAGAAACATCAAAGATTACAAGTTAGAAGAAAAAATAAAGGTGTAGTTGTTAAATTTGATTCAGTAGATGGTACAAAAGATGGTACAAAAGATGGTATTAAATATGTTTTAATTGATAAAAAATTATATGATTATTTCAGTTATGTAAATTCTGGTGTTTTATTACCAATTACACCAATCAAAAAGAAAAACAAGACAAGACTATTAAAAAAATAATAATTATATTATTCATCTTTTCTATTGAATGTAAATGATTGTATTAAAGCGACTAACTACAATTTTTAGTCAAGATGAATGTTAAAAAATTGCATATATTATTTTTTGAGAATGTTTGTTGTGTTAAAGTCATATTGACATACAGTATATGCTATATTAAAGTAAAAAAGTATATGTTTTTTTGTAGATATTCATACAATAAGCGTTATGATGATATTATAATAGATTATCATTACCATAGTATTGTTGAATTTTTTGTTGACAATAATAAATATGAAAAATATTATTGTGTTCTATAGCAATATACAAGATAAACAGATTTTAATAAATTCAATAAATCAAGATACAATATACATCGAATATGACAACGAAACAACAAATGATACATTATTAGAACAAGTAACAAATGAGACAGAATATATCGGATTATTATATCATCATTATGGTTATAACAATATACCTTTTTTCAATAATGATTACAATATGCCATTTTGTTGCATTGACAATAACTATTTAAGCAACTTTACACTTGTCAGAACACAGTTTTTAAAACTTATATGTGATTTAAAAGAAAAAAACAGCAAAATTATTATTGATTTAATAACATGTAATGTAAATGATGTATCTTTTATAGAAGAAATATCAAAAATAAAATTAGTAGTTAGATATAGTACAAATCCTGTTGGAAATTTATCAGACTGGGTTCAAGAAAGTCATAACATCAACATAAGAAATATTTATTTTAATGAGAATATTGAACTATGGAAACACTTATTAGTTATAACTCTAGATACTGATGAGAGTCAAATTTTGGCATTAACAAGAGCAACATATGGAATGAAAGTTGTATATCCTGGATATACTGGCAGAATTATAAAAGTTAGAAAAGAATTAACTTATGATTATGGCTTAGATCCACAAAATTGGACATTATCGCGTTCAAGTGGTACTAGTTCTGTAGATACTGTTATAGTTGATGAAGTAAGAGTAAGATTTAATTATAAATCAACAGGGGTATTTTCAGGTAATTGGACATTTAGAACTGTTTCACCTACTACACAAACAATTACATTAAATTGGGAATATTATGCATGTCATTCATGGTATCGAGCTAAGGCTAATACATATTTTTGGAGAGGTTCGACGTCAACTAATGTCGGTACGATGAGAAATGGAGGAGGTGCTTGTTATGGGCGCAATACAGGTACTTCAACATTTACAGTATCTGCTGGTGAAGCATGGGGTATTTATATATCAGGAAGTCATAGCGACGGTTCAAAGTTATTAACTGGTTATGTTGATATATATAATACAGGCTCAGCGATTGATGATTTTTTTGGAAATGAAGACAATGAGACTTTGATCAATTCCAATAATGTAACATTACAGGATTGGTTAGGAACAAGCGATGGAAATATAGTATATTGGTATGATCAAAGTCCTAATGCGTTACATCTTAATGAATCTAATCCATCGTTTCAACCACTATTTAATAAAGTAGATAATTCAATAGTATTTAATAATACAAGATTATCGAGAGGCGGGGTTCTACCGGCAAGTTCAAGTAGTTATACATATTTAGCAACTTTTAAACTTAATTCTTTGCTAAATAACCAAGTTATCATGGAACATTCTTTGAATGCATTAACGGCAAATAGAAGAGCATCTATGATGTCTGTAAATGGAAATTTATATTTTGTTGGACAAAGTAATGATTTAGAAAATATTGTTTCATTATCAACTAATGGTTTTAATAAAACAATTATATCAGTAGATCTATCTACAAATCCTGTTATTAATGTGAATCATAATAATAGTAGTTATTCTGGTAATACCACAATACCAGGAAATTTAAATATAGGAACAGATAGATTTTTATTAGGAGTCAATACTACACGAACAAGTGAATATTTGAATGGAGAAATTAAATATATAGTTGTCTTGAATGGTTCTCTAAATATGAGTAAAACAATTAGTTTTTTTGATAAGATACAATCTACTGGTATACAATATTCACTACAATCCTCAGGAAATATATCTTGTAGTGATATTAATATTTTTTTAAATAGAGATAACACAGCCGAAATAAGCTTTAATGATTTGTATAATATACCAGGAACACTAATAGGAAATTCTACTCAATTAACTGCACCAAATATTCCAACAATTTTAGGACAACCTATTGCATTAAGTGATATGTATGGTTCTTCTAGAATTGGCGAAGCGTAATAAACAAAAACTGTTTAAGAAACCGAGTCTATTTCCTTGTTTTTTACAAATTATTTTTTTAATATATATAAAAAATAATATTGTCTCATTTTTTTCGGTCTGTGTAATGCTAAAAAATAAATTTTAAATTATATTTATTTGAAAAATAATTAAACTAAAAAATAAGGTTCTTGATTATATACGTAAGAACCTATTGGAATTGATTCTAAAAACCCGCCTGTTTTTTTTATTATTAACTTGAGTATTAACTCATCTTGATTTTCTGTATTATAGTCAATTACATATTTAATATAATAATATATATATTTAAAAAGTTTAGAATTTTCTTCATTAATTTTAATATTATCTTTAATCCACCCACCATCCTTTTTATTCATAAAACCATGTATTATTCTTAGATAATCTTTAAAATTTTCATATCCTATCATAATATTATTTGCTAACCCATAATCCCATATAACCCATAAATATCCCATGTTTTCTAAATAATATGTTTTTCCAAAAATACTGTATTTTATATAGCCACCTGATGGTATTCTATGAAATAAGAAGTTACCACCGTGACAATCTGTGTGAACATATTTAATTTTTTTATGAAATGTAAATATAGATATAAATATTTGTATAAAAGTATTTATAAATAGTTTATTATTATAAATATTATTAGGATTATCAATAAACATATATAAATCCCCGCCAGCAAGCTCGTTTAGTACTATCAAATATTTTTCATTATTAATTGTTTTAGGTAAAAAATCATTAATTGTTTTTTCATCACATTCAAAATCATTATACATAATAGGGAAATGTGGAGTATCTTTGTTAATAACATAATTAGTGCATAATTTTAAAAGTTTTACTTCATTAATATGTTCCTTTATATTTTTCATAACTTTAACAGCAAGTTGTATAGGATTTTTATTATTGGTTTTACTTTTAAAAACAGAACCATATACGCTTTTACTTCCAATTTGTTTATATAAAACGATTTTATCATTACAAATAGAATATTTATTTTCAGATGTTATATTAATACACTGTTTAATATATTGATTTTCTAAATATTCTAAAAAAAATTTATATATATCTATGCGTTCCGAAAAATAAGAAGCTACATTATTTGTAAAAGGAGTTTTTAAAAATTTAACAATTTTTTCATATATTTTAGGTTTATTTATTTTAGGTTTATTTATTTTAGGTTTATTTATTTTATGTTTATCTTTTTTATGTTTATTTATTTTAGGTTTATTTATTTTAGGTTTATCTTTTTTATGTTTATTTATTTTATGTTTATCTGTATTCATAATATATTCTATATATATATAAATAATTTATATCTATAATAGTATAATAGTATAATAGTATAATAGTATAATAGTATAATAGTATAATAGTATAATAGTATAAATATATAACAATATTATAAATATAACATTATGACATCTATACAATATTGTATATATAGGAATAAAAGTAATTTAGGAATTTGTAAATGTAAAAAATCTTTAAATGGAAATAAGCTATGTATTAAACATATTGATGCTGATAGTAATCTTATTAAACTATATGAATTAATATATGATGTTATTAAATATAAGAAAAATTTAGAATTACATGATTATTATTTAATATTCAAAAATATTGAGTTAAAATTTTTTATTATAATGCTAGAACAATTATCTAAAAATAATCTATTAAAAATATTTGATAAATATTTATTAGATAAAAATGAAAAAAAATCAGTATTAATAAAAAAAATTATAGTAATATTTCATAAAACATTAGATATTGATAATAATAATATTGATTCTGTTATTTTTATTCAAAAAATGTTTAGAATAAAAAAGAATTTAGAATTTACAAACAACGAAGATCCTTTTACATATACACCATTAATAGAATTACCTAGTAATAATATTATATGCTATAAAGAAGATAATAAGAAATATGGTTTTGATGCTGTTGAATTATTATATTATATTGAAAAAAATATAAAAGATGGTTTAGAATCATATAACCCATATACAAGAAAGCTATTTGATGATAACATTATAGAATGTTTAAAAAAATTTATTGCAAAAAATAAATTAATAAAAAAAGATGTAAATATATGTATTTGGGATTCGGATTTACATGCTTATACAGAATTATCATTTGTAATAGAAAAAGCTGGTTTTTATAATAGTCCAGCTTGGTTTTTAAAATTGAAAAATAGTGAAATAATTTCAATTATTAAATTATATTTATATCTTACTAATGATATTAAATATTATACATTTAAAAATAAAGGGAACAATTCATTAGTATTTTATTTCTGTAAAGAAGCTATAAAATTATTTAATAATTATAATGATAATTACATATTATGTTGTAATTTTATTAAAGCATTATCTATGATTTCAAATGATTTTTATAATAATCTTCCAGAATGGATAATTGATATTGAAACATCTCAACGTAATATACTTGAGATTAATAATTTTTTACTATTTTATTATATTAGTATAAATGACTAATATAAATAAAGGTTTTAACGGATTTAATATAAATACTGTTGATAATCCTGAAAATTATTATCCTTATCAGCAAAATCCTAATATATATAATAAGGTTAATTATGATAATGTTATAAATAGTTATACAGGTAAATTCAAAACGGCTGTTTATGTATTTATATTATTTATATTATTATCTCACCAAGTTGCATATAAAATTTTAGATATGATTATAAAAGTATTTATGAATAATATAGAAATTACGAATGAATATGGAGAACCCATGCCTTTAGGTATTGTTATAATGGGTTTAATTATTTCTTTTATAATTTTTATATTGTAAAAATAAAAAATATTTTTTATTGTTTTTTTGTTTATTTTACTAATTGATTAAAGTATTTAATTGTTGTTTATTTTGTTTTTTTAACAGCCTTCTTAACAGGAGCAACAGCTTTAGGTGGGGATGGAGCAGGTGGTTCCTCCTCCTCTTCTTCCTCCTCCTCTTCTTCTTCCTCTTCTTCATCCTCTTCTTCAACCGGAGGAGAAGTATCTAGAGTTTTAACAACATCATTATCTACTGAGATGTCATCTTCTTCATCATCATCTTCGTCTTTTGCTTTTTCAGTATCACTATCTTCAATAAATACAATTTTACTAGCAGAAGAAAGCTGGAATTTTCCAATTACTACTTTCCAGCTACATCCGAATTTAGAACCAATTATCCAGATTCCTGTAAGTTGAACTACAAGTTGAGTTTTCGCACCTTTAAGATTTTTGATAATAGTTGCCATATCAATCTCATCACCATCCATATTATAAGAATCAAATTCATATTTATCTTCACGGTTGTTATAAGGCATCTTAGCCTTGAATGTAGGAGGATATTTGTTAGCAGGTTTACCAGTATCTTTATCCTTGTCAATCTTTACAATAGGAGTAAACATACGAGCTACTAGTGCTCTATTATTATCACAATCGTCCTTGAACCAAGGCTGGCGATTTGTAAAGGCGTCATCAATTACTTTATTCTCAATTTCTTTAAGTTTATCGTGAAAGATTTTAATTTTAGCATTATCATCATAACCACGGAACGATACAGTAATGTCATATTTTTTATCTCCTACATCACTATATTTTGAACCATCATTTGCTCCATAAGGAACTGAAAGGATAGGCGTTTGAACAAGCATTTTACCTCCATTATAGTTGATATAAACTGACTTGCCTCCTGATGGGAGCACCTTGATTTCGGAATACTTGATTTTGCTGATATCGATGTCTTTGGGTAGAATAACGCTCATAATTACTATATATAGTGCTATATACTTTATATCATTTTATCAATTTTTTTTTTCATTAAGAACATTTTTTTTCATTTTTATGAATTTATATTTACAGTTAATAATATTGAACCTAATAATATTGATAATATACCTATTATTTGTTGTAAATTGATATTTTCATTAAGTAAAAAATATGCTAATATTAAAGTAAATAATGGTGATGAATAACAAATTGAAGAAAAAATTGTTACATCATAATTATATATAATTTTAAAATACAAGAATTTTGATATTATTATTGTTAATGCTATTACAAATATAATAAAAATGTCTTTATTTGTAATTTTTCTAAATGTAGTATATACATTATCAAAATGTGTAATAAATATTATAAATATTATAATTGTTGAAAAAATCCATGTTATTATAAAAAGAGACAAAAAATCTATGTCTTTTTCTAAATATTTATGACAGATAGGTTGAATACCCCATAAAAAAGCTATTAGTAATGCTATGAATAAAATAAATAGGTCTTTCATTTATATTATAATGATATAAATTATATTAATTCTTCCATTTATTACCACAAACAATACAATTGAAATATTGAGTCATAGGTTCATCACCAGAACGTGTTTGAAGTTCATAATAGCTTACTTTATTATTTTTGCAGTGTCCGCATTTAATAGCATCTGTCATAGCAACCTGTTTAATTTCATAAGCTGTCTTAAATCTAAGCTTATTCTTTTCAATAATATTTTCCCATCTTTTAGGAAATAATTCATCATAACTCATATAAGCAATATTATGAGGTATAATTTCTTTATTTTTAATTTTATCTAATAGATAATCGTTTTTAATATAGCAATCATTATCTAAATTACAATAAATAGATCTAGCTATATTAAGATATGTATCTACAAGAAGACTGCATTTCCACGATAATTGAATTTTAAGTGAGTTAGCATAATCGATTGTGGCATTAAAAATACCTATTTCTAAATCTGCTATTTCAATCTCTGATAGGTTAAATTTATCAGCAAATAGTTCTTTAATTTCATCTCTAATTTGGTTTTTATTATATACGTTATGAGTATTATTTTCTTTTTTATTGATATTTATATTACTATTAAGTTTATTATATTTTTCTATTTCTTCCTCTAAATTATATAATTTATATGATGGTGTTATAGTAGACATGGCGTAATCTATTTAATATTTAAAACATTCATTTTTTTATATAATGTTAATAGAAAAAATGATTAAAAATATAGAATAATATTATAAAAATGAATAATTGCGGAATTGATATATCTTCTTATATAACTGATAATACTAACTTGGTTGAAATTTATTTTTGCTTATATAAATATAATTATGAAAACTGTATTAATATTAATCTTAAATTGTCTGATAATATTGTAGACAAATTTAAAGAAAAATATAAAAATCTTAAATTATTAAAATACAAATCTTATTATATTAATGATAAATATTATATGTATGATTTAGATAATGACTATCAATCTGTAAATAGTCGCACATTAATTAAAAAAAATCATATTATTCGTAGAAAGAAAGAGACAGACCTTTATATTACTTCATATAAACATGATAAATATCCATCACATATATTCCCATGCACAGATAATATTGATTATATTTCCGAAGTTGATATTTATGAATGTAAATTAAATAATCGTGTATCAATTAATCTTAAATATGATGATGGTGTTCCTATTATATATATCGAATATAAACATTCTCCTAATGTAGAAATTAATAGAATTAATGAGATGATTAATAAACTTATATATTCTCTATAGGTTATTATTAAGGATATCTGAATTTACTAAGTAAATAATTTTGAGTACATAATTTTATTTTTTTTGAAATTATAGTGAATGTTATTATATTTTACAAAATAAATAAATTATGTACTCTTGTAAAAATAAAAAAAAATGATGAATGATATATAACAAAATAGTATTATCATGTTTAATACTAACCATTTTGACTCATATTGTAACTATATTTGTAATAATAAAGCTTTTAAAGAAAAATTAATTAATGAAGGTGATTATTTAGATGCTATTAAAGATTATTGTAATAATTTTAGTTCATTTCTTCTAATTAAAAAGAAAGATATTAATGATATTAAAAAATATAGAAAAAATATTATTATTGATTATTATAATTCAACTTACAAAATTGATAACAAAGATGAACTAAACAACTATTATTTAACAAATATTAAAGATTCTTATAATGCTAAATATAATCCTCCTCCTTCTTACAAATATTTTTGTAATGATTTCACAGAGGATATTAATGACGATGATATTAAAGACAATATCAACGATGATATAAACGATCATTATGATTTTATTAATAAAAAATTTGAATATTATGGTAATAAAAGTATGATTGATAAAAATAATATTGAAGAAGACCTAGATTATGCTTTCAACGATGGTGATACTATTAGTATTGTATCATCACATGACGATTATTATGAAGATTATGACGAGTACGATGATTACGAAGAATATTATGATGAAAACGATGAGTATTATAGTGACGACTATGATTATTAAAAATTCATACTTTATTGTATTTATGATTTGTTTATAATTTTTTTTTCTTTATATCCTCTAAAATGATATAAGGATATGTTAGTATATATAGATAAGCCAGGTGGTAGCACCTGCGCCAGAGGATTAGCCTCGGTGATTGTTTAGAATCACTTACTTACCGTAATGGTAAAGCTCGCATAGCTCAATTGGTTAGAGCGTTCGTCTTATTAACGATAGGTTTCCAGTTCAATCCTGGATGTGAGCAACTTATTTTTCTATTAAATATTATTAACAACAAATAATATTTTTAAAATTTTATAAAAAAAATGACAAATAATTGTAAAGTTCTTTTACAAGCCTTAAAAAATAAAAATGACTAAATGTAAATTTGAAGGATGTAATAAGAGTGCTTCATATGGGTATGAAGTTGATAATAAATATTTAAAATGCACTCATCATAAAGAAGAAGGTATGATAGATATTTAATCAAAAAATAGGACAACAAAATGTCCATGTGGCAAGAACCCATCGTATGGATATAAAGGACAAAGACCTAATTTTTGCGCTGTTTGTAAAGATCCAAATGACAAAAATTTAATTAATGTTTATGAAAAAAATATGCGTTAATTGTGATAAAATAGGTCACTACACACACCTGGGTACTAATGTATATTATTGTTTAGACCATAAGGATATAACTATGATAAATTATAATAAAAAACATTTACTATCACGAGAACCGAATATTTGTGTTTGTGGAACAAAATTTAATGAAAAGAAATATAAAATAAATGAAACAGATGAAAAATATAGTTGCTATATATGTCATATCAAAAATAAACCTAAAAAAGGATACTGTTATTGTGGAAAAAGAGCTACATTCGGTATCACAGAAGCTACTAGATGCAAAGAGCATATTGAATCAAATATGAAAGACATTAAAAATGTTAATAAAAGAAACAAAAAAATATCTACTGACGGACAACCATTATGTGGTATTTGTATAAATCCTTTTACACCTTCTATAAATCCTAAATCAAAAACGAATGAACTTTATAAAACATGTCAAGAATGTAGAAATGTAGCATTAAATCATAGATGCATTCATAATTTTCAACCATCTAGATGTAGAAAATGTCAAGGATCTTCATTTTGTCAGCATAATAAAATCACAGCTAGATGCTATGAATGTAGAGGTAATCAAATATGTAAAGGACAAGAAAATACATGTTCTCAACTAGGTAATAAAAACTATAAAGGATATTGTACTTTCTGTTTCTCTAATCTGTTTCAAGACGACCCTTTGGCATTAAATATTAGAACTAAATCAAAAGAACTTAAAGTAAGAGATTTCATTAATGAAAATTATGATGAGTTTATTCACGACAAACCTATTATAATTGGCGATGGCTGTGATTGTACTAACAGACGTAGAATTGATTTTAGAAAGATTATAGGAAATACTATGTTAGCTATAGAAGTAGATGAGTTTCAGCATAAAAGATATGATCCCAAAGATGAAGAAGCCAGATACAACGATATGATGATGGTATTTTCTGGAAAGTGGTTTTACCTTAGATATAATCCTGATACATACCGTGATATCAATAATGATATTCAAAATCCTGATATATATACAAGGTTATCACTACTTAAAAAAACTATAGATAAAGCTATAAACACTATAATTAATGATAAAAATGAAGAGTTAATTACAATAGAATACATTTATTATGATGAAACTTAATTTATATTAGTATATTGTATAATAATTGTCATCGTTACAATAAGGTTCTATACAACTATTCTCATATGTATTAAGAAAAAAAAAGAGTTTTTTGATGATATGTACAAAACTTCAATATCAAAACGATATAATAACAATTCTTGAAAAGTGTATAAGTATTTAATTATTTATTATTATAAAAAATTAAATTATTGATTACCAATATCCACCCATCATATCGGCTTCAATTCCAGGTTCCATTTCAGCATGTTCCATTTCAGCAGGTACCATTTCATCACCCTCTCCTCCTCTTATTTTACGGCATCTTTTGGTTTCGGGGTTGCGTTTTTTGCCTTTTTCGCATCTTTTGGTAGTAGGTTTTTTAGCAATTTTACGACATCTTTTGGTTTCGGGGTTGCGGCGTTTTCCAGTTTTGCATGGTTTTTTTTTATTAGAAGAAACTACGTTACGGCATCTTTTAGTAACAGAGTTTCTTACTTTTCCTTCAGCACATGGTTTTCTAACGGTTTTTTTAGCAGTAGCAGTTTTTCTTTTTACAACTTTAGTTTCTTTATCGCGTAATTCTCTAGATGTGGGAGGAGCTTCACCGTCGGATTTAATATCAATTTTATATCTATATACAACTTCTTTACCTTTAATATTTAATACAACTGGATTAGCAAGTTCAACGCGTCTAGCTACATATTTAAATACTTTTTTGGCACTCCCGCGTGTAGTTTCACGCATAGCAAAATGAATTACCTTTAATCCAGAAGATCTTGAATTATCCATTTTTTTAAAAAGTCTTGAAGCGGCTTTTTTGGCAGCGGACATAGGATTGGAGGATTTATATACACCTCCTGTACCCATTAGCGATTTATACACAGTATAAGTATTAGTCATTATCTATTTATAACAGAATAAAATTTTTTTACATTTTCGTTAATTTTAAAAGAATTTTTATCTATATTAATTATTCTAATATTTTTTAGAGAGGTTCCCCGAGATAAGGCAGTATATAATTGTCCACAAGCAAAGATATTTTTGCCTAAATCTATTTCTAACGCATCTATTGTCATTCCTTGACTTTTATGTATAGATATTGCATAAGCAAGTTTTATAGGCATATGACATATAAACGATTTATTATTTTCGCTAATATCTTTGAAATATTCTATTGTATGATATAATCCTTTAATATCTTTGACAATAACATTATCATTATTTAATTTAATTACAACGCACCTAGTTCCATTAACTAATTTTCTAGTAATATCAATATTTCTAGAAATCATTACTTGTGCTCCTTCAATTAAATTAATATCATATTCTTTCAATATAATATCATTAACGCTAACATTACTAAAAGCTTTATAATATAAACTTTTATTACCCTTTGCATTTAATTTATTATATTCTTCGGTATTTATACTATTTACATCAATATTTATAGGGTATAATTTAGTAGGTTCAATACCATTCTCGAATTTTGTATCTTTTAATTTTTGCAATACATATAAAATATTATCCGTACATTTGCCTTTTCTAATAATTTTCAGCATTTTTTGATATAATAAATCGTCTTTTTGACGAATTAATTCTTCTAAAATAATAGATTTTATATTACATTTATTCCAAATTGGTGACATAAAACAATATAATCCATTAATAGGAGGTAATTGATAGAAATCGCCTATAAAAATAAGTTGTATTCCTCCAAAAGGCGTTTTAAGAATTAATTCTTTTTCTAAACACTCTTCTTTATATTGTGTTGCTTTTATTACACCCATGATAGTAGATATCTTTTCAAATAAATTAACATCTAACATAGATACTTCATCAATTAATAGAACTTCTAGTGATTTAAGTATTCTTAATACAGGTGCTCTTTTTCTGATTTTTAAAAGACATTCATCGACTGTTCCTGTCCCAAGACCAATTCCCATAAAAGAATGTAGAGTTTGAGCACCAATTAAACAAGCGGCACTTCCTGTCATAGCTGTCAACCCATAATTTTTATTTGCTTCTTCAAGTGTCTTAACAATTGTTTTTAGAGTAAAAGACTTACCTGTTCCTGCTGAACCTGTTAAAAGAATATTATGTCCATGTTTTACTAAATCGACAGCTTCTTGTTGTTTTTCATTAAGCTCTGTCATTTATAAATGATGATAAATATTTATATAATATAATATAATATAATATAATATATTATATTATATGTCATTTTTTATATAATAATATAAAAATATTATATATATGTTTTTTACAATTCACAACTACCATATCACGACTTAAAATATTTTGAAAATTTCATAAAAATGTAATGTATGTATTATATAAATGGATAATAATATCTACATATATCACTATAATTATCTATCAAATTGGTTGTTGTTATTTTTTATTTTATATTATATCAGAATTTCTCCATACAACCCAATATTCCTCATCATAGGAGGTTTAATAGTTATGGCTATTTTGTCAATACAGGTTTATAAAAAAAATAACAATCTAAATGATGTTATTGTATTTGGGCGGTCAACAATTTTCAACAAAATAATTCCTGCTATTTTATTGATAGGAAGCCCAGTATATTACAAAGATATTGTTTTTAATTTAATTGTTTTATTTGTATATATTACATATATGAACTATTATAATAATATTGGAATAGTTCAATTTTATAAAAACTTACCAAAAAACTATTAGTAAAATAATTAATTTTTCCTGCCCCTAGAAAAATACTTATAAAAAGGTCGAGAATTTGGACATTTATTAAAAATATAATGACGATGATAAATTTATATATATTATAATATAAAAAATGAATCTTAATGATGTCAATATTATGTATAATGCATATAAACGTAAAACGAATGAGGTATAACTCAGTATCATTTATAATAAAACTCGATATTTTACGTTCATTTACAATATACACAAATGCTTATAATAATGAAATGTCTTTAAAAAGGGTTATAATAACAGATGATAATATTCCTTCATTATATATTAATAAAAATATCAATTATAAAAATAAAAAAGATTATTCGCTAGAACATGTTGTACCTCGTAGTTTTATACACAAAAAACATCACAACGATATGCATAATATTTTCAAAACTCTAAAACACTATAATACTCTACGTTCAAATTATAAATTTACTGATACAAATTCAAAAGACTATGATAATAAAGACATGAATTGGCAAAAAACACCAGATGGTACATATTATAATTTTAAAAAACGTATGTTTATCCCCTTAGACGATGATAAGGGTATTATTGCAAGAACTATATTATACATGCTTTATAATTACAAATATAAGACAAAAAAAATAATAGGTGATATTGATTTAATTAAATGGACATCTGATAATCCACCAACATACGAAGAGAAGTATCATAACAGTATTATAAAAATTCATCAATATACTGATAATATCTTTATTTCAAAATATAATAAAATCAACTATAAAAATTACATTAAGTATTTGTAATAATCATAATAATAGTTTAATAAATTATTATCAATTATATATGCTACAGTATAATCAAGAACAATAATACTATTAAATAAGAAGACATTAGAACCTTTATATTGTGGAATATATAATTTAGTAATGTCAAAACTACCAAAAACATTAAGAGCCCAATAGAATTTAAATAAAATTGTGTAAATGCTCATATTTATTATTTTATATTCTTCGTAATTTATTAAATATTCTCTATATGAATAAACAGGTATCACATGTATTAATATATGTATCAATACATATTCAAAATAAATTATAGCTATATTATATTTTTTACTATTTATTCCTATCATATTAACAAAAGGTCTTATTTCATTATTAACAATACTAAATAAAACTCTTTTATCATATAGAATAATAATATGATATAGAATACATATTTGTACTGAATTTATAGCAATAAATCTAGATAAAAATATATTATTAATATTAAAATAATTATTTAATATATAATTTACACATATTAGTTTAACATTCCATATAGTATATTGATTAATTTTGCGACTTACTGTGCTATTATTACTCAATAATGCTTTTGGTATATATATAATCATCTGTATAAAAATATACGTAAATAACAAAAAATTATTAAAAAAAATTAATTCATTTTTAATAATTAATGACATTATACTATATATAATATTACTATTTTTTATATACAATATATAAACATAACATATAATAATCCTAATATAATGGCATTTAGAAATATAAAATTTGATAATTTACTTTTACAAAAACAAATATTTATAAATGAATATAATAATATATTACTAAAAAAGTATAACAATAATATAAAAAGTTTAGAATCATATAAAAAAAATAATTTAACACAAACTGATGAAGTATTTATAGAAAACTATTGTTATAATAATATATTTAATCCTTCTTTATATAATAAAGATGTTATAAAATACAAGGAATATATTGACATATTTAATGATAATATTGTAATTAATTATAAAATAAATATTGGTAGGAATATTTATAAAGATTTACGATAAGTTTTTTTTAATTTCATTAAGAAATCTTGTCATTACAACTATTTTATTAACAGATGCTTTTAGATCTTGACCACCTGGAAAATGATGTATTATTTTACTACTTGTAGGATTAACATTATTTTCAGTAAAATAGTGATTAATAGCATAATCTTTTAGAATTTTATTATTATACATTCCAAGTTTAAAAGCATTATAAATAATAAAAGGTTGTTCAAGACAGCAGAATCTATAAGGTCGCTGGACTGTATCTTCATTAATTTTATTAAATAGGAATTTCATTTTTTCACAATTTTTAAATAGGAGTATTCCTGTTGTAAAAGCGGTTTTATCTTCATATTCTTCTGATTCTTTACCAAATAAAATATTACCCCAAAATGTATTTGGATTATCAATTTGCCCTTCTTCAAGTGTATATAGGATTTCTTCCTTTGCTAAATCAAAAACAGGGTTAATATCACCTTTTATTAGGACATCAGTATCTAAATAAAGAATTTTATCATAGTTAGATACTGATTTAAGATAGAAAAGGTCTAGTCTTGACCTACAAGAATTATAAATGGTCATATAGTTATCTATATCAGGTTTAATATTATCATTAATTTCAAAAACAATATTATGATTATTATAATTGCTATTTTTAATCATATTCATAAAAACGGTTGAAGTATAAATAAGAATATCAGTATCTTCTTTAAGATTACCAAATCTATAAATGCTTTCTAGTAATAGATATGTCATATTAACATATTTTTCATTATTAAATACACATATAAAGATACATTTTCTCATTTTATTATTATAAAGGTGTTAAATACTTATATAGATTATTAATGAAGAGTACATAATTTAAATAATTTATAAAATATGTTAAACTTTCTAAAAAATCTAAAAATAAAAAATTATGTACTCTTTTTAGTCTTTTAAGTATTTGTCTTTTCTTACTCTTAATTCATAGGATAAGAAGATTCAAAATTCTTAATACTATTTTTAGTTTCTTTTTGCATTAAGTTAAATTTTTTAGGATGCATTTGTTCTAACATATTATGATTTAAATAAACCTTTAGTTCTTCTATATGATTTATATTACTTATTAAATTATTAAAATATTCCTTATAATCATTATAGTAATTTGTTAGTAATTTAGAGTTGTTTATAAGAAGATTATAAACAAGATAATTATAATCTATGGTAGTCCAAATATCGTCTCTTTTTATATTTATTAATTTCCTTTTATTGTCATAACGAATATTTTGATTCTCTGGATAATCTTTATTAAAGTGAATAAGTTCTATAAGTTTAAGTATTGGAAAACAAGCTTGTAAACATTTTTCATAAATAAT